ATGGTTAAGCTTAATTTAGTTGAAATTAAAAAAGCATTGGCAAGAAAAAGCTTCTTTGATTATTGTAATTTGAAAGCCCCTGATTTTTATAAACCAGACCGTCAATATCTGGTCAGATTATGTAATGAACTTCAAGAATTTTATGAAAGTGATGATGAAGTTTTAATCGTCAACTTGCCCCCAAGACATGGGAAGTCAAGAACAGCGGGTAATTTTGTTGAATGGGTTCTTGGTAATAACAAACATGAAAAAATCATGACTGGTTCATACAATGAAACCCTTTCAACTATGTTTTCAAAGAATGTGAGAAATACAATTCAAGAAGTCAAAGTTGATAAAGACAAGATTGTTTATTCTGATATATTTCCAGGTATCAAAATTAAGTATGGTGATGGTGCAATGAACCTTTGGAGTTTGGAAGGTTCCTATAATAACTATCTTGCAACTTCACCAACTGGAACTGCAACAGGTTTTGGTTGCACTCTTATGATTATTGATGACCTTATTAAAAATGCCCAGGAAGCTTATAATGAAGAAGTGCTTCAAAAACATTGGGATTGGTTTACTAATACAATGCTTTCCAGGCTTGAAGAAGGCGGTAAAATCATCATCATTATGACCAGGTGGGCAACTGGTGATTTGGCTGGAAGGGCTTTAGAACATTATAAGGAACAAGGTGCAAAAGTAAGGCATATAAGCATGAAAGCTTTACAAGAAGATGGAACAATGCTTTGCCCTGAAATACTTTCAAGAAAATCTTATGAAGCAAAGTGTAAAGCTATGGGTATTGAAATTGCTTCAGCTAATTATCAACAAGAACCTATTGATATTAAGGGTAGGTTATACACCAACTTTAAGACTTACACCAAATTACCTATGGATGATAAGGGTAATCTTTTATTTACATCAATTAGAAATTACACTGATACTGCTGACCAAGGTAATGATTATCTTTGCAGTATTAATTATGGTGTTTATAATGGTGAAGCTTATGTTCTTAATGTGTTATATACAAAACAACCAATGGAAGTTACAGAACCAGCAGTTGCAAAGATGCTATATGAAGATAAAGTAAACATTGCAGATATTGAATCCAATAATGGTGGTAGAGGATTTGCAAGGCAGGTTGAAAGAATACTACATGAAAAATATAGGACTAATAGAGTTCAGATTAACTGGTTCCATCAATCCAAGAATAAGAAAGCAAGAATACTTTCAAATTCAACTTGGGTTATGAACCATGTTTACTTTCCAGTGAATTGGAAAGATAGATTTCCTGAATACTATGAAGCAATGACCAAGTATCAAAAAGAAGGTAAAAATCTTCATGATGATGCACCTGATGCTACAACGGGAATTGCTGAAAAAATTAATGCAGGTCAAACATTTAGCTTTGATTAGAACCTTTGATTTATTTCAAAGGTTTATTTTTATTAGTTCATGAAAAGGGGTGAAAATGTGTTTAATCTTGGAAATGTGATGAAGAAAATTAACCATATAATTTCTGAAGGTGCTAAAACCATTATGACTGATACACAGTTCCTTGAAAAAGAAATTAAGAAGTTTAAGAATTCACCAAAACGGATGGCAATGATTACTGGGGAAAAATACTATCTTGGTGAACATGACATTTTACAACGGAAAAGAACTGTTATTGGTGAAAATGGTGAACTTCAGGAAGTTGATAATCTTCCCAATAATAAAATCATTGATAATCAGTATGCAAAATTAGTTGACCAAAAGGTTAATTATTTACTTGGGCAGCCATTAACTTTTGATACTGATAATAAAAAGTATGAAGAAGAATTAAAGAAAATCTTCAATAAGCGGTTCCACAGAACATTGAAAAACCTTGGGGAAGATACATTAAATGCTGGTATAGGTTGGTTACACCCCTATTATAATGAACATGGTGAATTCTGTTTTAAGAAGTTTGCACCTTATGAAATACTTCCATTTTGGGCTGATGCTGAACATACCATTTTGGATATGGCGGTTAGGATTTATGAAGTGGAAGGTTATGAAGGTGATAGGGAAGTAATCATTGAAAAGGTTGAAGTTTATGACACCAATGGTATTCATAGATATGAATTAAAGGATGGTGTTCTAATTCCTGATGTTGAAAATCCATCTTCAAGTTATATGGTTGTAATTGATGAAGAAGGAAAAGAAACACATTGGAATTGGTCAAAGGTTCCACTGATACCATTCAAATATAACAATAAGGAAATCCCACTTATCAACAGGGTAAAAACCTTACAGGATGGTATTAACACCATTGTTTCTGATTTTATGAACAATATGCAGGAAGATGCAAGGAATACAATTCTGGTCATTAAAAACTATGATGGAACAAACCTTGGTGAATTTAGAAGGAACCTTGCACAATATGGTGCTGTTAAAGTAAGAACTGTTGATGGTGCAGATGGTGGTATTGATACCCTTGAAGTTACTGTTAATGCTGAAAATTACAGGACTATATTGGAAATATTCAAAGATGCACTTATTGAAAATGGGCGGGGTTTTGATGCTAAAAATGACAAGATGAATGGTAATCCAAACCAAATGAATATTCAATCAATGTATTCTGATATTGATTTGGATGCTAATGGTATGGAAACAGAATTTCAGGCTGCTTTTGAAGAACTTCTTTGGTTTGTCAATGTTCATCTTGCTAATACTGGCAAAGGTGATTTTGAAGATGAAGAAGTTACAGTTATATTTAATCGGGATATTATGATGAATGAATCTGAAATAGTTGAAAACTGTCAAAAATCAATGGGCATCTTGTCACATGAAACTATCATTGGTCAGCATCCATGGATTTCTGATGTAAGTAATGAATTAGAAAGGATTAAAGAAGAAAAGAAATCAGCTATGGATGAATATTTGGATTCCTTCAATCCTGTAAAGCAGCCATATAATGAAGATGGTGACAGTGATGAAGAATAATGCTTATTGGAAAAGAAGAATGGAAATGCTTGAAACTGCCCAGCTTGAAAAAGGTCAAAGGTTTTATGCTGACCTTGAAAGGCAATACAGAATTGCTTCAGCTAATATTGAAAAAGAAATCAATAACTGGTATCAAAGATTTGCAGAGAATAACCAAATTACTATGGCTGAAGCAAAGAAACTTCTTAAAACTGGTGAACTTGCTGAATTTAAGTGGAATGTTCAGGAATACATTAAATATGGTGAAGAAAATGCACTTAATCAACAGTGGATGAAAGAACTTGAAAATGCTTCAGCAAGGGTTCATATTTCCAGATTGGAAGCATTAAAAATTCAATTGCAGCAACAGGTTGAAGTGTTGTATGGGAACCAATCAGATGGACTTGATAAATTACTTCGTGATATTTATTCTGAAGGTTATTACCATACAGCTTTTGAAATTCAAAGGGGTTTCAATATTGGTTGGGATTTACATGATTTAGACAGCAATCAACTTGATAAGATACTTTCAAGACCATGGTCATTAGATGGTAGAACTTTCAGTGATAGAATATGGGTGAATAAACAACAGCTTATTGGTTCACTTCAAACACAATTAACCCAAGCAGTTATAAGGGGTGAATCACCTGATGTTTTAATTAAGAACCTTGCCCAGCAAATGAATGTTGATAAGAATAAAGCTGGAAGGTTAATCATGACTGAATCGGCTGCTTTTGCTTCAGCAGCACAAAAGGATTGTTTCAAAGCCTTGGATGTTGAAAAATATGAAATTGTAGCAACCTTGGATAATAGAACAAGCCAAATATGTCAAGACCTTGATGGTGAAGTATTTGATATGAAGGATTACCAGGTTGGTGTTACAGCACCCCCCTTTCATCCATGGTGTAGAACAACTACTGTTCCCTACTTTGAAGATAATTATGGTGAACGTGCTGCAAGGGGTGCTGATGGAAAGACCTATTATGTACCATCCAACATGAAATATGCTGATTGGAAGAAAACTTTTGTTAATGGTGGTTCAAAAGATGGATTAAAAGAAATTGTTCCTGGGGATAATATGAAAATTAAGAAAACTTTCAAAGAAAAGATTCAAGAAATAAAAGCTTCAATTGCAAATAAAGGTGGTATAATTGAAGAAAATGATATTAAACAAGCTGGTAAATTGCTTCAAGATGAATTGCAAATGAAAAGAGCTGATTTAAAAGCTGAAATTGAAACCTTGCAGAAACAGTATAAAGAAACTGGAATTGAAGATATTGAAAAACAGCTTTCTAAATTAAGACAAGCAAGAAGGGGCTTGATTGATTTAGATGAAGTTGGATTAAAAGACATGGATTCATTAAATGAAAAATATAATGAACTAATGACAAAGAAAATTCAATTAAATGAAGTTACTTCAGAAATTGAAACTAAGTTAAGAGAAGCCGAAGCGAAATATAGAGGTACTTTAAAAGACAATGCAAAAGAATTAAAGGAAAAATTATCAGAAGTAAGGGATATGGGAATTGGTTCAAATGATATTGATGCCCACTTAAACAATAGCAGGTCACCAATGCGGAAAGTTGTCAAAGATGCTTATGACTATTATCCAACTGATTGGATTAAAAAATCAGTTGAAAATAGTAATTTATCACCTAAAAAAGTTGATAGGGGTTATTATAATCATTATGCACAAGAAATTGCAATTAGTGGTTATAATGATGAATCTTATTTTAATACAGCAATTCATGAATTTGGTCACAGATTCGAAAGGGTTATTCCTGGCATTCTTGAAACTGAAAAAGTATTTTATGAAAGAAGAACTGTCGGTGAACCTTTAAAATGGTTGGGGGGTAATTATGATTATTCAGAGAAAGCAAGATTTGATAAATTCTTAAACCCATATATGGGTAAAGATTATGGTGGAACTGCTTATGAACTGGTTTCAATGGGATTTGAATATGCTTATACTAATCCAACAAAATTATGGGAAGATGAAGATTATGCAACCTGGATTTATGGAATTTTATTATTATTATAGGGGGTGATGAATTGGCAAAAATTATTGCAAAAGGTAAATATCTTGGAGTTGAACGACAGGTTGAATGTTTCTTGGAAGATGGTTTTCCAATTATTGAACTTGATGGGGAATATGATGAACAAGTTCAAAACAGATTTAATGAATTACTTAAAGAAGCACCTGCATTAGGTGGAACATATTATCCACCTGAAAATAGTTTATTAGCAGCTTATAGTGTACTTGAAAATACATTCTTTGATGATTCACCAATAGAAATTAAAACTGAAGGTGATATTGGTAAAATTCCAACTTATGATATTGATGATATAGTGTATTGAAAATTAACTTTCAAAAAATTAAGCACTTGCAGAAATGCAAGTGCTTTTTTCTTGGGTTAATTTGAGGGGTGATTGATATGAAAACCTGAAGAAGGTGATTTGTTGTTAAAAGTCAAGAAATCACGATTTGATGATTCTTATATTGTTTACAATCCAAAAAATTTTGAAAAACATACTCATGTTCAAAAATGTGAAATTGCTTATGTGGTAAAACAGAATGTTGAAAGAAACCTTCTTCCTAAAACTAATAGTATTTGGTTATTAGAAAGCCATATCAGGGTTTCAAGTGATGAAGATTATATTGCTATTATTCAAGCAAAGATTGATTCATTAAAATAATATCGTCTTTTCGGTACTGAAGACGTTAAAGAACAGGACATCACTGGTCACGACCAGGTTAAAAAGTGAAGATGAAAGGATGGATTGAATATGAAAAAAGAAGATTTAATTAAACTTGGATTAAGTGAAGAAATGGCACAAAAGGTTGCTGAAGCATCAGCAGAAGAACTTAAAGGTTTTATTCCAAAAGCAAGGTTTGATGAAGTGAATGAAGCTAAAAAGCAGCTTGAAAAGGATATTAAAACCAGGGATGAACAGCTTGAAGCATTGAAGAAAATTGATGCTGAAGGATTAAAAGTAGAAATTGAAAAGCTGCAAAAGGAAAATAAAGCTGCAAAAGAAAAATATGAAGCTGAATTGAAGCAAATAAGACTTAATAATGCAGTTGAAAAGAAATTGATTGCTTCAGGGGCAAAGAACATCAAAGCAACCAAAGCATTACTTGACCTTGAAAGTGTTGAACTTGATGAAGATGGTAATGTGAAAGGATTGGATGAACAGATTAAGCAGTTGCAGGAAAATGAAGATTCCAAGTTCCTTTTTAACATTCAATCTTCAAATAAGCAACAGTTCAAGGGATTTAAGCCTGGGGAATCCATTGACGGAATTCCTACTGGTAAAAATCCTTGGTCAAAGGAACATTTTAACCTTACTGAACAAGGTAAGATTTTAAGAGAAAATCCAGAACTGGCAAGACAGCTTCAAGCTGCTGCAAAAAGTAATTAATTATTAAGGAGAGTGAAATATAATGAGTGTAACAAAAACTATTATTGCTGATGTTATAGTTCCAGAAGTATTTAATCCTTATGTTGTTGAGAGAACAGCAGAATTATCTGCATTTTACCAAAGCGGAATAATTGCAAGGAATGAAGCTTTAGATGCCCTTGCAAGAGCTGGTGGTAAATTAATTAACATGCCATTTTGGGAAGATTTAGATGGTGATGATGAAGTATTATCTGATGTTGAAGCATTGACTGTTGGAAAAATTACAGCTAATCAGGATGTGGCTGCCCTGTTAGCAAGAGGTAAAGCTTGGAGTGTAAATGATTTGGCAAAAGCTTTATCAGGTGATGACCCTATGGGTGCAATAGGTGACTTGGTGGCTGCATACTGGGCAAGAAGGTTCCAGGTTGTTCTTTTGAAAACACTGGAAGGAATATTTGGTAATGAAGCAACAGGAATGAATACCAACCAACTTGACATTTCAAGCAAAACTGGTGATGCAGCAATTATTGATGCAAAAACCACTGTTGATGCTATTTATAAACTTGGGGATAGTTCTGAAAAACTTACAGGTTTTGCAATGCACAGTGCAACTGTTGCAAAATTAACTAAAGATGACCTTATTGAAACTATTCCTGGTTCTGAAGGGAAGCCTACAATTAAAAGGTTCCTTGGTAAGCCTGTAATTGAAGATGATGGATTACCTATTGATAACGGTGTTTATACAACTTATATCTTCGGTCAAGGGGCTTTTGGTTGGGGTGAAGGTGCAGCACCTGTTCCAACTGAAACTGACAGGGATTCTTTAGCTGGTGATGACATTCTTATCAATAGAAGGCATTTTATCCTTCATCCAAGAGGGGTGAAATTCAAGAACCTTTATGTTGCAGGTTCAACCCCAAGCAATGCTGAACTTGCTGATTATAGGAACTGGGAAAGAGTATATGAGCCTAAAAATGTTCGTATTGTGCAATTCAAGCATAAATTAGCATAAGTTAAAATAATTCAGAAAGGGGATAGTTAATTTCTACCCCCTTTTTATTTGTGAGGTGATTATATGAGTGCTACTGCTTTTCAAAGGAGAAGAAGGGAAGAAGCTAAAAGATTAAAAGAGCAACAAGCAAAACTTGCCAAGAAAGCTGAAGCAACTAAATTAATAAAAGAGCCTGAAAAGAGGGAAGCATCAAAGAAGCAAACTACAAAGAAAAAGAAATAAGGGGTGGTAATGATGTTGGAAGATGTAACAAAAAGGCTTGAATCTTTTGGATATGAAGTTACTGAAGCTGATAATTGGATGATTGAATTCCTTATCCAAAAGGTTGAAAATAGCATCAAAGCTGATTGCAACATTAATACCATTCCTAAAGAACTTCATGAAATAGCAGTTGATATGGTTGTTGGTGAATTTCTTCTAAATAAAAAATCAAGAGGACAATTGGAAGGGTTTGATTTAGAAGCAGCAGTAAAGCAAATTCATGAAGGTGACACAAGTGTAACTTTTGCTATTGGTGATGGTAGTAAAACCCCTGAAGAAAGATTGGATGAATTGATTTTATACCTGATGAATTATGGAAAAGGAAAATTTGCTGCTTACAGGTGTATAAAATGGTGACAGGTCATAAGAAAGCACTTCAAATGTTGTGGAAAGGAACCTGTTCTGTTTTCATCAGGGAAGAAAGATTAAATCCAATCACCAAAAGAACTGAATTTGAAGAAGTTCCAATTTATACAGACCAGCCCTGTAAACTATCTTTTGCAACTGTAAAGCAAACATTGGAAAATCAAAATGTTGCTGAAGTTGTTCAGGTTACAAAACTGTTTATTTCCAATGAAATTGATATTCCAGCAGGTTCTAAAATAAGGGTTACTCAAAATGGAAAAACAGTGGATTATGAAAAGAGTGGTGAACCTGCTGTTTATACTAATCATCAAGAAATTACCCTGGAATTATTTAAAGGGTGGGCTTAATGGCAAGAAAATGGGGCGGTTGTGACTTTAGACAGTTGAAAAATCTTCAAGAAAAGTTGAATAAACTACAAAGGGATGATTTTCAAGCCTTTTGTGAAGAAGTTGCAAAGGAACTTGCTGCAAGATTATTGGCAAAGGTAATTAAAAGAACACCTGTTGGACAATATGAACCTTCAAGTGGTAAAACTGGTGGAACATTAAGGCGGGGCTGGACTGCTAAAACTGAAGAAGAAGCAATGAAAGGTGCAGTTCCAGGGGCAAAGGCTTATGTTGATTCCTTAAATGTTGCAAAGGTGGGTGATGTGTATCAAATTGAAATTATCAACCCTGTTCATTATGCTTCTTATGTGGAATATGGACATAGGACAAGAAATCATAAGGGTTGGGTTCCAGGAAAGTTTATGCTAACAATTTCAGCAAATGAACTTGAAACACAAGCACCCAAAATATTGGAAAAGAAAATATTGAAATACTTGGGGGAATGTTTTGATGGTAAATGATTTGATTGATGGCATTTCAGTCAAATTGAACCAAGTATTTGGTGATGGGGTAAGAATATATAGTGAATCAGTGAAGCAGGGATTAAAAGAACCCTGTTTTTTTATTGCTGTTCTGAATCCAACCCAAAACCCAATGATTGGGGTAAGGTATTTCAGGGAACATCCTTTTGATATACACTACTTTCCTTCTAAAGATGGGGGAAATCAAGAAATTCAGGATGTGGCATCTAAATTATTTGATGCCCTTGAATATATAACCCTATTGGATGGTGATTTGGTTCGTGGAACTGAAATGCACTATGAAAAAGTTGATGGTGTTCTTCATTTCTTCGTGAAATATAACATGTTTGTTTATAAGCAGGTTGAAAAAGCAGACCCAATGGAAACATTGACTGTCAATAACAATGTAAAGGGGTGATTTAATGTCAGCCAAAAATAAGACAGATAAGACAACTGAAGCTTTATACACAAAGGAACAGATACTTTCATCTAAAAAATACAGTCATAGGAAAGATGCTTTGAATGTAGTGCTTGAAGATGATAAGCAATATACATTGAAGCAAGTTGATGGGTTGATTGAAAACTTAATGAAAATCAAAGAGAAAGGCAAGGTGAAATAATCATGGCACTTGGTGGTGGAACTTTTGTCACTCAAAATAAAGTGTTGCCTGGCACATACATTAATTTTGTCAGTGCAGCAAGAGCATCAGCAACCCTTTCTGACAGGGGCATTGCAGCATTAGCCCTGGAATTGGATTGGGGTGTTGATGATGCAGTGTTTACAGTGACATCAGAAGAATTTCAGAAGAATTCAATGAAATATTTTGGTTATCCTTATGACCATGAAAAGCTTAAAGGGTTAAGGGATTTGTTCAGAAACATTCATACTGGTCATTTCTATAAGCTGATGAATAATGGTGTTGCTGCTGAAAACACTTATTGCACTGCAAAATATAAAGGTGTAAGGGGCAATGATATTAAAATTGTTGTAGCAACCAATATTGATGATGAAACTAAAGTTGATGTTTCAACCTATGTTGGAACAAGGCTTGTTGACAAGCAAACTGTTCTTCCAAATACTAATAACCTGATTGATAATGATTGGGTGGTATGGAAGAAGAATGTTGATATAAACCCAACTGCTGGATTACCTCTTACTTCAGGCAGTAATGGTGATGCAATAACTGGACTTCAATATCAAGACTTCCTGGATGCAATTGAATCTTATAGCTTCAATACCCTTGGCTGCCTATCAGTAACAGAACCTATTATAAATTTAGTGGTTCAGTTTACAAAGAGGATGAGGGATGAAGTTGGAATAAAATTTCAAACTGTTGTTTATAAGACCCCTGCTGATTATGAAGGAGTTATTTCAGTTGAAAACAAAGTTCTTGATGAAGGTGTTCCTGAATCTTCTTTGGTGTATTGGGTAACAGGGGCTGAAGCTGGTTGCCCAGTAAACAGAAGCTTGACCAATAGCTTATATGATGGGGAATTTACTGTTGATACTGATTACACCCAATCTGAACTGGAAGCTGCCATTCTTGGCGGTAAGTTCATCCTGCATAAGGTGGGTGATAATGTAAGAGTGCTTGAAGATATAAATACCTTCATCACTGTTACAGATGAAAAATCCAGTGATTTTAGTAGTAATCAGACAATTAGGGTTCTTGACCAAATTGCAAATGATATTGCTGCATTGTTTAATTCTAAATACCTGGGCAATGTTCCCAATGATGAATCAGGAAGAATTAGCCTTTGGAATGACATTGTAACCCATCATCAGCAACTTCAAAGCATCAGGGCAATTGAAAACTTTGAACCTGACCAGGTAACAGTTGAAAAAGGTGATACTAAAAAGGCTGTTGTTGTAAATGATGTGGTTACACCAGTAAATGCAATGTCACAATTATACATGACTGTTGTGGTTCAATAAGGAAAGGGGTGTTAATAGATGAATACAATGAAGGCAAAAGATGCTGTCAGTGCTTCTTTAGCTGAATGTTTTGTTACCATTGATGGTAATAGATATAACTTCATGCAAGCAATTGACCTGGAAGCAACCTTTGAAAAGCAAAAAACAGAAGTTCCCATTTTGGGTAAAACAGGCAGGGGTAATAAAAGCACTGGTTGGAGAGGAACAGGAACTGCAACCTTCCACTATAACACCAGTATTTTCAGGGAATTGCTTTACAGGTATAAGAACACTGGTGAAGATATTTACTTTGATATTCAGGTAACCAATGAAGACCCAACCAGTTCAGTTGGCAGACAAACGGTAATTTTGAAAGACTGCAACATTGATGGTGGTATTTTAACCAAGTTTGACGCTGATGCAGATTATTTGGATGAAACATTGGACTTCACCTTTGAGGACTTTGAAATTCCTGAAAAATTTAATATGCTTCCTGGAATGAGATAATAAAGAAAGGATGATGTTGGATGAGTAATCTTTCAGCATTTTTGGCACAAAATGCCTTGAAAGTTGAGAATGTGAAACATGTTGTTTCAAAAAGATTTGTTGATGAAAAAGGGGAACCTATTCCTTGGGAAATTCGTTGTATTACTTCAACAGAAGATGAAGCTTTAAGAAAATCCTGCACTAAAAGGGTTCCCATTCCTGGTAAAAGAAATCAATATACACAGGAAGTTGACTATAACTTATATCTTGGAAAGTTAGCGGTAGCTTGCACTGTTTTCCCAAACCTTCATGACAAAGAACTTCAGGATAGTTATGGGGTTATGGGTGCAGATACATTGCTTAAAACCATGTTGACACCTGGGGAATATGCCGATTACCTGACCAAGATTCAAGAAATCAATGGTTTTGAAGTAAGCTTTGAAGAAGCGGTTGATGAAGCAAAAAACTCATAAAAGAAGGCGATTTTGAAGCAAATATTGCTTACTATTGCCTTCACAAGTTTAATATGCTTCCTTCTCAATTCTTGGCACTTGATAGACAAGAAAGGGCTTTTATTGTTGCAGCAATAGAAATCAAAGTTGAAGAAGATAAAAAGCGGGAAAAACAGATTAAGAAGCCCACAAGAAAGAAAAGGTAACAGGATGGTTGTTTACAATGACCATCCTGTTATCTATTTGAAAGGTAGGTGAGAACATGGCAACAATCAGAACTGCAATTCAAGTTTATGATGGAATGTCACCAGGGTTGAAAGCCATCACTAATGCACTAAACATTACTATTTCAAGCTTTGAAGCAATGCAAAGGGCTTCCAGTAATGCAATAGATACAAGTAGTATCCAGGCTGCAAGAGAACAATTAAATAAGGCTGAAATTGCCTTTGATGAAGTTGAACGGGAAATTAAGCAAGCCAATGAACAGCAACAAAAATTTAATAATGAAATAAGAAATGGTCAAACTGCTGCAAGTGGACTTCATAGTAAATTTATGAAGATTGCTGCAACTGTTGGTGCTGTTTTAGGTGCAAAGCAAATTATTGGCTTATCGGATGAAATAACCCAAACAACAGCAAGACTTAATATGATAAATGATGGACTTCAAACCACTGAACAACTTCAAAATATGATATTCCAATCTGCCCAAAGGTCAAGGGCTTCTTATGCTGATACTGCTGATATTGTTGCAAAGCTTGGATTGAGGGCTGGGGATGCTTTTGCTTCTAATGCTGAAACAATTGCATTTGCTGAAAACTTGAATAAAATGTTTGTAGTTGCTGGTGCTTCACAACAGGAAATGGCTTCTGCAAGCTTACAATTGACACAGGCTTTAGGTTCAGGTGTTCTTCGTGGGGAAGAACTTAATGCAGTGTTTGAAGCAGCACCTAATATTATTCAAACTATTGCTGATTACTTGGATGTTCCCATTGGTCAAATTCGTGATATGGCAGCGGAAGGTCAAATTACTGCTGATATTGTAAAAAATGCAGTATTAAGTGCAACAGAAGAAATTAATCAGCAATTTGAAAGTATGCCAATGACCTTTGCCCAAATTTGGACAATGATAAAGAATGAAGCTTTAATGGCTTTTCAACCAGTATTGCAAAGAATGAATGAAATCGGAAATAGTGAACGGTTTAATATTTTGATAAATAATCTTATCAATGGAATAGTCATTCTTGCAACGGTGGCAGCGGAACTATTTGACATCATAACTTCAATTGCTGGTGTAATTTCTGATAATTGGTCATGGCTTGAACCTATTGTTTGGGGAATTGTGGGTGCTTTCATAGCTTATAATGCAGTTGCCCTTATTACCAATGCAATACTTGCTATTCAAGGAATACAGGCTAAAATTGCAGCAGCAAGTCAGATGATGCAGGCAGGTGCAACTTTTACTGCAACGGTAGCCCAGCATGGACTTAATGCAGCTTTATATGCTTGCCCATTGACTTGGATTATACTTTTAATCATTGCTTTAATAGCTTTGTTTTATGCAGCGGTTGCAGCAGTAAATCATTTTGCGGGAACATCAGTAAGTGCAACTGGAATTATTGTGGGTGCTTTTATGGTAGCACTTGCTTTTATAGGTAACCTATTTCTTGGATTGTGGAACTTAATTGTTGATGTTGCTGCTTCTATTTGGGATGTTATTGCAACGGTAGCTGAATTTTTAGCAAATGTATTTAATGACCCAATAGGTTCCATAGTAAGATTATTTGCTGGAATGGCTGATGCTGTTCTTGGTATTTTACAGGGTATTGCTAAAGCCATTGATGCCATATTTGGTTCCAATCTTGCTGAAGCTGTTAGCGGTTGGAGAAGTGGACTTAAAGGTGCAGTTGATGACCTGGTTGGTGAAGCTAAAATACAAATTCCAAGGCTGGACACCAGTTCATTATATTTAGACAGGTTTGAATACGGTAAAGCCTGGGAATATGGATATGCTGCTGGTGAAAAGTTTGAAGAAAGCATAAATCTGAAAAACATCTTGGGTGATGCTTCAAGAACATTGGATGCTTATGAACTTGGAAATCAACTTGATGGTATTTATAGTGGTGTTGATAGCACAGCACTTAATACAGCAGCCATGAAAGATTCAATGGATGCAACTGAAGAAGAATTGAAATATTTAAGGGATATAGCCGAACAAGAAGTAATTAATAGGTTCACCACTGCTGAAATCAGAATTGATGCACCAATAAATGCAAATATTGCTTCCAACATGGATTTAGATGGAGTAGTAAATTACCTTGAAGAAAAACTTTATGAAACAATGCAAGTTGCAGCGGAAGGAGTGCATGAGTAATGGCATATATAATGTATTTGGATGGTGTTGCCTTACCTGTCACACCTTCCAAATTAGAAATGAAAATAAAAAATCAAAATAAAACCATCAATCTAATAAATGATGGTGAAGTGAATATGTTAAAGGATGCTGGACTTACTGATATAAGCTTTGAAGCGGTTATTCCACATGTCAAGTATCCTTATGCAATATATCCAAGTGGTTTTAAGGCTGCTGATTTTTATTTGAATAAGTTTGAGCAGCTAAAGACCAGTAAAAAGCCTTTTCAATTTATTTGTTCAAGGGTTTCCCCTTCCAGGAAGCTTTTATTTGATACTAACATCAAAGTTTCCTTGGAAGATTACAGGATTAAAGAAGATGCTTTGGATGGGCAGGAATTAAAGGTTTCTGTTAAATTAAAGCAATATAAGGACTATGGAACCAAGCTTGTAAATATTAAAATACAGCAACAAGCAGCGGTTCAAGTGGCAAGTGCAACTGTTCAAAAACCAAGACCTGCTGAAACTGCCCCAAAGTTGAAAACTTATACTGTTAAGCGGGGGGATACTCTATGGGCAATAGCAAAGAAATATTTGGGGAATGGTAATAGATACACTGAAATTTATAACTTGAATAAGAATAAAATATCAAACCCCAATTTGATTTACCCTGGTCAAGTTTTGACTTTGCCAAGTTAAAGGGCAGGTGGTGATATGATTGAACTTTTAATTCAAAATGGAAATAGAGTGTTTCAACCTGTTCTTCAGGATGAAATAAGATGGGAAACAGAAAGGAAAGGTCAACCTGGAAAGTTGACTTTTTCTGTTATAAGAGATTCTATTATTGATTTTCAAGAAGGGAACCCTGTAAGGTTAAGGGTTAATGGCACAAATATATTTTATGGCTTTGTATTTAAGAAGCAGCGGGATAAAGAAAACATTATCAATGTTACAGCTTATGACCAATTAAGATATTTGAAGAATAAGGACACTTATATTTATAGCAATAAGACTGCTTCTGAACTAATTGAAATGATTGCAGCAGATTTCAATCTTCGTGTTGGAGTTTTAGAAGATACAGGTTTTAAGATTGCTTCCAGGATAGAGGACAACAAAAGTTTATTTGATATTATTCAAAATGCCCTGGATATAACCTTGGAAAACAGAAGAAAAATGTATGTTTTATATGATGATTTTGGAAAATTGACCTTAAAAAATGTGGAATCTATGAGGTTAAACCTGTTGATTGATGAAGAAACTGCTGAAAACTACAAATATACATCCACAATTGATGGTGAAACATACAACAAAATAAAGCTTTCTTATGAAAATAATGAAACTGGTAAAAGGGAAATTTACATTGCCCAGGATTCAAGAAATATAAATAATTGGGGGGTGTTGCAATACTTTGAAAACATTGATGACAAGGTAAACGGTAAAGCAAAAGCTGATGCCCTGCTTCAACTATACAATAGAAAAACTCGTAATCTTACCATCAGTAATGCTTTTGGTGATGTCAGGGTTCGTGCTGGCTGTTCCCTTCCTGTCAAGCTTAATTTGGGGGATATAAATGTTCAAAATTTCATGCTTGTTGAAAAGGTGCAACATATCTTCAAAAATGATGAACACATGATGAACTTGACATTAAGAGGGGGTGGCTTCAGTGCCTAATTTAATTGAGATTATAAAGCAAGCTGCTATTGAAGCGGTTACTACTTCAAACCCTTGTGCAATTATGTTTGGCACAGTCACCAGCATAAACCCATTAAAAATAAATGTAGAACAAAGATTGACATTGGATGCTTCACACTTAATTTTAACAAGCCTGGTAAGAGATATTGAAGTCGATATGACATTAAACCATTCAACTGAAGAACATACCCATAATCATACTATACCAGGTGATAGTTCAACATCTAATGAAACCCATAAACATGACATCAAAGGAAAAAAGACCATGAAAGTTCATCTGGGGCTTAAAGTTGGTGAGTCAGTTATATTACTTCGGGTTCAGGGTGGGCAAAAATATATTGTTTTAGATAGGGTGGTGATTTAATGCTTCCAGCGGTAAATGATGATTTACAAAAGGACTTTGAAATTGAAGAAGAAACTTCGCATACTTACAAATTAGACTTGGATAATTCAACAATTGCTGGGTATGTTGATGACCTTGAAGCCATGAAACAAGCAATTTATTTAATTTTGAACATTGAAAGATATGAATATCTAATTTATAGCTGGAATTATGGTATTGAATTAAATGACTTATATGGTCAACCAATACCCTTCGTTCTTCCTGAACTCAAAAGAAGAATTACTGAAGCATTGGTTCAAGATTCAAGAATACTTGGAGTTGATAACTTTTCTTTTGAAGTAAACAAAGGAAAAATTCATGCGACTTTTACAGTACACACAATATATGGTGATGTTGAAGCAGAAAAGGTGGTGAGTATATAACCATGTATGAAAATATTACTTATGAAGTAATCCTTCAAAGAATGCTTGACAGAGTTCCAAACAATATTGATAAACGGGAAGGTTCAATAATATATAATGCCCTTGCACCTGCTGCGGTAGAACTTCAGAATATGTATATTGAATTTGATGCTATTTTAAATGAAGCTTTTGCTGATACTGCGACAAGGGAATATCTTATCAAGCGGTGTGCTGAAAGAGGTATTTATCCTTATGAAGCAACTAATGCAATTTTAAAAGGTGTATTTAATATTGATGTTCCAATTGGTTCAAGGTTTTCATTAGATGATTTGAATTATGAAGTTATTGAAAAAATTTCAAACGGTGTATTCAAGTTAAAGTGTGAAACTGCTGGAATTGTAGGGAATCAACATTTTGGTTCATTAATTCCAATTGATTATATTGATGGGCTTACATCAGCAGAACTTGTTGAAATTCTTATCCCTGGGGAAGATGAAGAAGATACAGAGGATTTAAGGACAAGGTATTTTGATACTTTTAATGTGAAAGCATATGGTGGAAATAAACAGGACTATATACAGAAAACCAATGCCATTGCCGGTGTTGGTGCAACTAAAGTAACACCTGTTTGGAATGGCGGTGGAACGGTAAAACTTACAATCTTAAATTCAGAATTTAACAAAGCAAGTTCAACATTAATTGAAACTGTTCAGAATGAAATTGACCCTGTTGGTTATTCAGGGAAAGGTTATGGAATTGCACCAATAGGTCATATCGTAACAGTTGATACAGTAAATGAAGTGACCATAAATATTTCAACTAACTTGACTTTTGATGAAGGTTATGCCTGGAATAATGTTCAGGAAGAAGTTATTGCTGCAATAGAAGCATATCTTCTTGAATTAAGAAAAGATTGGGCTAACCAATCACAACTGATAGTGAGAATATCACAAATTGAAACAAGGATATTAGCCATTGAAGGTATTGTGGATATAGCCAATACCAAAATTAATAATTTAGCACAGAATTTAACCCTTGGTGAATATGAAATTCCTGTACTAGGGGTGATTTCAGTATGAAAAGAACTGCTGACTTAATTTCATATTTACCACCAATTCTTCAAGGATACAAAGAATATAAAAGCATCATGGATATTGAAAATCCTGAATTTCAACAGATATTTGATACATCTGAACAGGTGTTAAAAAACATTTTTATTCAAGATTGTGACCTTGAAGGAATTAAAAGATATGAAGCAATCTTAAAAATCAAACCATCTGCAAATGATACCTTGGAAGCAAGAAAATTCAGGGTTCTTTCAAGATGGAATGATAAAATTCCATATACATGGAAAACATTGTTGGTAAAACTTGATTCTATTTGTGGTAAAGATAACTATTCAATCATTCTTATAAATGATGAATATAAAATTCAGCTTGAAACCCATATTGGGGTATATGGGGGCATTGATGAACTAAATCATGTATTAACAACAATGCTTCCATGTAACCTGATTATTATTTTACACAATGTTTTGTATGGTGGAAATGAAACACCTTTATATCTTGGTGTTGCTTTATCTGAAAGCATTCATTATGTTTTATCTTCTGATATAAAAGGTGAATTTTCAATTTCATCAGAACTATATGCTGCATCAGTTGCAAGCAATTCATTAAAATATGAAATTTCAAATGATATTGTGACCAATGAAAGCATAAATGGTGAAGCTTATACTGCCAATGTTTCAATTGTTGGCATGCAATATGAATTATCTTAATAAAGAAAGGTGGAAAGTTAAATGGGTAGTTTTAATAGTACAATTATCACTGCAAAAGGTCATGCACTAATGGCAAAAGTTGCTTCAGGTGCAAGTATGCAATTCACAAGAATTCGTACTTCAGATTATCAATATCCTGTGGGAACAAATTTTGAAGGATTAACAAGCTTATCAAGTGTAAAACAAACAACTCTTGTTTCAAGTGTTTCAAGAATTAATGATGTTGCGGTAAAAGTAAGTGGTGCTTTTACCAATGCAGAACTTTCAACGGGGTACTATTTAAGGGTTATCGGATTATATGCCAATGACCCTGATGAAGGCGAAATCTTATATTCAATAACCACTGCAAACCAAGCTGACTGGATACCACCAAACAATGGAATAAGTGCATCCAGCATATTGATTGATTTAATTACTATTGTTTCAAATGCTACAAATGTTACTATTGATGTTGACCCAAATGCAGTTGCAACAGTTACTGATTTGAATATGGTTAAAGCTGAAATATCTGATATAAAAGGCTTCATTGGTTATACAGATGATGATATTGTTGGTGTTGAAGCTGATTTTAAAAATAAAAAATTTACAAGGCTTGCCGGTGCAGTAAATAAAAATCCTGGTGCTGACTTTGATTCAATTAAAGCCTTTGGTGGAAGAAAAAGATGCATTGTAACTGATGATGGAAAGGTTCTTGCTTATTATGGTGAACCTGGGTACAGTGAAACCGGTAAGACAACAGTTGAAATTAAAAAGAATTCAGTTACTTATCCGGTTGGAACAATAGTTCAGGTTATGGTAGAACAACCAAAATTCTATTATAAGGTTGTTCCTTTGGAACTTGAAAAAATACCTGATTATGTTGAAGTGAATACTCTTACAGTAACAGCAGGGGCAACAGCAGATGGGAATTTGACCATTACACTTGATGGTGTGGCTTTCACAGTTTCAGTTTTTGCTACAGATAACACACCTGAATTAGTTGCAGCAAAAATTAGAAATGCAACTTATACTGGTTGGACTACCGGTGGAACTGGTGCAAAAGTAACCTTTACTTGCAATACACCTGGTACAAAAACAACTGCAACATTTAATGGTGGTTCAACTGGTGTTACTGCAACAGTTGAAAAGACGGTTGCTGGTAGTATAAGTATTGGATACCATATGAGAAAAGCAAGATATTATGTATCTGATACTTATAAACCTGGCTTCAAAGTACATCCTGCTTTCATCAGAAATGGTGTAGTAAAAGATAAAATTTACTTGTCAGCCTATGAAGGCAGCATCTATGATGTATCAGCAGCAGCTTATTTATTGGCTGATGAACAGGTTGCTGATTTTACTGTTTCCACAGGTGATAAGCTTTCATCCATTGCTTATGCTAAACCAGCAAGCGGATTAACACAAAACCTTACAAGGGCAAATACAAGAAAGCTTGCTAATAATAGGGGTGCTGGATGGCAGTTGTCAGATGTTCTATCTGCATCAGTAACCCAAATGCTTTTTATTATTGAATATGCATCCTTTAATACACAAGATAAGATTGGCTTGGGTATTGTAAATAAAACTGATGATGGTTCAACTAATATGAGTGAATTAACAGGTGCAACCACAAATTTAGGTAATGCTTCAGGAATAGCAGCCGGAACAAACGGATTGACTTCAGTTTCATATCGTGGTGAAGAAAATCCTTGGGGTAACATTTGGAAGTGGATGGATGGACTTAATATTGAAGCAAAAGGAATCCATCAAGCTTATTGGGCTGATAGTGGTTTTGCTGATGATATTAAAACCTCACCTTATAAAAATTGTGGTTTCACACTTGCAAAAGCAAATGGTTATGTATCAGCCTTTGGATACAGTGAAGATTGTGATTTCTTATTCTTACCTTCAGAAGTAATTGGTGGATCTAACTTACCGGTAGGTGATTACTTCTATCAAAACCACAATTACAACGGGTTCTTGGTCGCTCTGTTGGGTGGCAGTTGGAATAGTGGTTCGAATGCTGGTGCTTTCTATTGGTATGTGAATGTTACGTCTTCTAGTCGTAGTCGGGCTATCGGCGGTCGGCTGCTGTATGTACCACAGTAATTAATATTTCTATGGGCAAGTAAAAGATATTCTAATATTAAAAACCAGGTTCTTAGTCACTCTATTAGGTGGCAATTGGAATAATGGTTCGAATACTGGTACTTTCTATTGGAATGTGAATAATACGTCTTCTAATCGTAATCGGAATATCAGCAGTCAGCTACTAAATGCACTATAAATCATAATGTAAGTTTTACTTGCCCTGCCTCTTGGCAAAACATAAAAATCAACTACTGCTGTATTGGTAGGCTTCATTTGAAGTTCGACGATTCAGCAATAGTGCATACAAAAGAAGGTTGACAACGTGAAGCGATATGGGAATTTATACAAAAAGATTTATGATTTAGATAATTTAAGGCTTGCACATAAGAATGCCAAGAAGGGAAAAGGATGGTATAAGGAAGTTAAAATGGTTGATGCTGATGAAGAATATTATTTGAAGTTGCTTCAAGAAATGCTTATAAATAAAACCTATAATACTTCCGAATATGAAATCTTTATTAAAAAAGATGGTGAAAAGGAACGTGAAATATATAAATTACCATATTTCCCTGATAGAATATGCCAATGGGCAATTCTGCAAGTAATTGAACCTATACTAATAAACAATTTTACCAAAGACACCTATTCAGCCATACCAGGAAGGGGAATTCATCAAGCTTTAAAAAGATTAAAAGCTGCAATTCAAAATGATGTTCCAGGAACACAATATTGCTTGAAGCTTGATGTTAAAAAGTATTATCCATCAATTGACCATAATATTTTGAAAGCAAAATATAGAAGAATTTTCAAAGATAAAGATTTATTATGGTTGCTTGATGAAATCATTGATTCAACACCTGGTGATGTAGGAATACCTATTGGAAATTATCTTTCACAGTATTCAGGCAACTTTTATTTAAGTTCTTTTGACCATTGGATTAAAGAAGTCAAGAAAGTGAAGTATTACTTCAGATATATGGATGACATTGTAATCCTGGGAAGCAGTAAGGAAGAACTTCACAAATTAAAAATAGAAGTTGATGAATATTTAAGAAATAAATTAAATCTTACCATCAAAGAAAACTGGCAGGTATTTCTTACATTTATAAGGGGAATTGATTTTGTTGGATACAGGGTTTTCTTAAACTATACATTACTTCGGAAATCAACTTGTAAAAGCTTTAAGCGAAAAATGCGAAACATCAACAAGAAAAGGCTAAATGGTCAAGAATTGAATTATTCTGAATGGTGTTCAATTAATTCTTATAAAGGTTGGCTGAAGTGGTGTGATAGTTATAGATTAAGTCAAAAGTACATTAAGCCTATTGAACAATTTGCACAGGATTATTATGAAAAATATGTTAAAAGAAAGGTGGATTAAAATGAAGGATTATGGAAGGGTAAGAAGCACAATAAGCCCAAAACCCATGGTTATTGATGAATTCAGTGTATGGATTCATAAAAACATTACTGAAGTCAGTGAAAATGTTGGTGAAGAAAATGAATTCATTGGCTATGAATATGACATGATTCAGTATGAAAAAGATGAATACATTGAATTACTGTCAGAACAGAATGAAACATTTTTAGAAACCCTGGACACTCTTATGTCAGAAGTGATTCCATCTTTAATGATGTAGAAAGGGGGATGTTCCAATGAGTAGATTTATTGCAACGATAATTGAAAGGGCAGCAGATGTTTCACTTGAAAAAGGTCAAGAAAAATATAGGGCTTACTTCATAAAAACTTCATTATACGCACCATATAAAGCGGATGCAGATGCCCTGCTGTCAGCAGAAGGCTATGCAGATGTGATTGTTTCTGAATAACTAATACATTTATATACCTAAAAGATAAAACCCCTTTAGAAGTCAAATTTGGGCTTCTTAAGGGGTTCATTTTTATTATGAAAGGAAGTGGTGTGTTTGACAATTGAAGTAGCACTATTAATTTCAGGTGTGTCAGTAGCATTTGGCATTTTTGCTGGTATTTCAAATTTAAGAAGAAACCAAAAACTTGATGATAAAAAAGATGCTACTGAAATGACCACAGTCATTGTTAAACTTGAAAACATTGGCATTGGAATCAGTGAAATAAAAAATGAAATGACCAATGTTAAAAATGATATGAAGGAATCCAGGGAAAGGCTTATCAAAGTTGAAGAATCGGCAAAGCAAGCCCACAAAAGAATTGACACACTTGAAAAGTATAAACGGGGCGGTGATTTGAGTGAATAAAAGAATCAGGAGAAAGAAAAACAGGTTTTCCAAATTCATTGTAACAGTGGTAATTCTCTTGAACATTCTTTTCACTGCTGCGGTTTTATATGTGTTTTTACAAACTGGAAGTGAACCAATGACATTGATTGGGTGCTGGTTTGCTTTCACAACGGGTGAATTATGGATGCTTTCAAGTATCAAAAAATCAAAAGTTAAAAAGGAAGGTGAAAACAGTGAAGATTAACTGGAAACAAAAGTTGACAAGTAGAAAGTTTTGGGCAGCAGTTACAGGCTTTGTTACTGCAATAATGGTTGCTTTTGGGGCTAATGACTTGACCATTGAACAAGTGGCATCAGTTATTTCTGCAAGTGCAGTTTTAATTGCCTACATCATAGGTGAAGGAATGGTTGATGCTGCAAGGGTTGGTTCACAAACCAAAGGAGAGGATGAACAAAATGAGTATTAA